AGTCTGTTTTTTTGATACAGTTATCTAAATAAGAACTTTCAAAATTTTTGAATAAATTTATTACTACAAATTGACTTCCGTTGTAAATTAATTCGTACGTTTTATTTAAATGAATATCGCCAGCTTCTATTTGTTTCAAAGTTCCGTTTTGTTCTTTTAATAATGTATAATCGACATTATTTAATCTTAGCTTTGTTGTTGTATTTGTGTTAGCATTGTCTACTGTTATTCTTAATTTTAAGTCATTGTTTAGCCCAAATTCTGTTAAGCCTTCTAAATTGCAGATGTAATAATCAATATTTAAATTAGTACTTTTTATCGCCTGTAAAGTATGAACGTTTCCGAGTTGCAATCCATTGTAAATTTCTTCTGTTTCAGGTGTTCCTGGTTCTCTTATATTTCCAAAAGCTGGTGTTATACTCTTTATTTTTGTATCTCCTCTGTTCGTTTCTTCGATTTTGTAGTGTGTGCCAAATTCCACTTGTTGTGCTTTAAATTTAGTTAGTTTTGCCATCTTCCCTCCTATTTCAAATCAATAATATTTTCTTCTCCCAAATCCAGTTGTCCTAAGCTGTTCCGACCAAATCGTCCAAATCTTGAATACGCAAAGTTACAAACTGGATTTCTATTTACTTCGTTTTTGATTATATTTTGTCCTAAAGTTTTACTTCCAAATCTCATTCCGACTACATAATTATCCAAACATTTGTGCGTATTTACTTTTACTCCACCGCCCACTACATCGTTTAAATCCAGTTCATCTATTAAAGAATAATCAAAATCTCTGTTACTCACGAATTTGACGTCATATAATGCTGGCTCATTATTTGTATTCAAGTTAATTAGCGGTGTTAATCCAGTAAACATTTCTCCAATATTGCTTATTGTTTCCAAATTTGGAATTAACTTATATTTTCTCATCGCCAATTTAATTCTATTTCTGTATCTGTCATCAGTTTGTCCGTTTCTAGTAACATTAAATTTTTCTCCCAAATCATCAAGAAATTCCCCGTTTGCATAATCTATTAGGTACTGTTTTTCTAATAAATTATAAATTTTATCAATTTCATCAAACAATTTAGCTACAGCTTTATAAAAAGATTGAACATTATTATTTTTTTTAAGCCACCATGGACATTTAGAAAGTAAGTACTCATAATTATTCGACATATTCAGCCACCTCATTAAATCCTAGTTTCAAGACCTTAACAAAATCATTTCCTGGATTTTCTTTAAATTTAAAAGTTATATCTATGTTTAACAGCTTGTCAGCAGCATATACTGTTCTTATAAATTCACTTTCACATTTATAAGATGTTATATATTCTCCAACTTTCAAGGATTTTATATACTCTTTTACAATTTCTTTTAAATTTTCTTCAAGAATATTTACGCTTTCAGTTCTCTGAAATTCAATTTTTACTTGCACTTTTTTCTTTTTAGGTCTATAAAATCTGATTTCTCTGTCTATACCTTGATTATCTTTGACAGTTACAACAGTATCTCCATTCATTTGAATAGCTTGATCCTTTTTTTTCCATATAGCATTCGCTATATCTTCATTACGTCCACCATCAACTATTAAAACGATAGATTTTGGTTCTAGTCCTTTGCTGTCAACTTGCATTGTCTTATTTTCATCAGCATAAACAGACTTAACACCTTCCTGTTTCAATATTTCAGCTCTAATTCCGTCCAGATTCCACTCACTTTCATTACGACTCAAAAACCAGCGTTCGATGTATTCGTTGTCACTTTCCTGATCCTGTCCACCTGCTGCAATTTCGTTTTGTTTGAAATCATAAACACCGTTTACAACTTTAACTAATTTAATAATACTTCCTACTTCCTTATTACCTTGTTCTCCTGCTGTATCGCAAGTAAATTCAAAAGTGGTCTTATTATTTAATATTCCATTTTCAGAAAGTGTATATCTGATTCCATCATTCGCTTCAACGATTACATCTCCAGCCTCAAGTGTTACATTTACTCCTCCTATCAACTCAATTTTCACAGTTGCCTGACTTTCCTGTTTACGTTTAAAGAAAAATGGGCTATTCGCCAAATGTTCATCTATTTCTATACCCTCACAGTTCAGCAAGTTCATTTTTTCTGCCTGTATCTGCTGCCTTTCCATCTTTTCCCTTAAAAGTCTTGCCACAGGATACATAAGCATATACCAAGCACTCCGTTTATCGTTAGAGAAGTCGTCTTTTAACAATGTCTTTAATTCGTTATTTAAGATATTCATATTATCCTGTACTGTATTTACTGTTATTCTCGCCAACCAATTCCAACTCCTTTCATTAATGCCAATTCATTATTGTTAAAGATAAGCCCAATATTTACTTTTAAATGTCTGTTTTCATATTCATAAGTTTCAACATAACATCTACTTAAATAATCTCTAAAATTAGTCATTATTTTATCTCTGATATGCTCCAGAACTTCATTTTCGTTTCCATGTGTACCAAATAATTTCTCAAAATTTAACCCATATTTTACGTCATATTCAAGTTCTCCCTCACGAATGTGCAACATCAGTACGATTTGCTGTATAAATTCAAAATATTTTTCTTTCGCTCCAAAAAATTGTATATCTCCTTTTTCAACATATAATTCTCCAGTCGCGTTATTTAATTTTACATCCATAAATCACACTCCTATGGATGATCGTAAGGTATTCCACCCTTACTCACTCCACTTTCTGTATCAAGACTTTTTGCTTTAATATCTCCAACAGTCAACGTTCCTGAAATATTTACATCTCCACTTACTGTTAGGTTACCATTTAAAACCACATCTCCATTAATTTCAATACTTACAGGAATAGAAACAGCTGTTGGATCAGTAGGGATTAAAATTGGTAAGGCAATAGCGTTTGTTAAATTATGCCTTTTGTTAGTATTCACTACGGTCGTTTCCTTAGTAATGTAACCACTTATATCTCTACTGCAAATTAAAATAGGGATTTTATCGCCTACTTTAAAATTAATTTTGATATTGATATTCCTGTTTCCTAATTGACACATTGGAACGTGTAAAATCGGAGGTAATTTAACTTCTCTAAACTCTGCTAAAGGCTCTACATCCACAAATCCGTTAGGATATATTTTTGTTATCTCTGCTATTAAAGAAGTATCAATTTTACCCAACATTGATTTCATATATTCTTCCATCATTTTCTTCTACCTTTTCCTTTGCTTCTTTTAACTTGAGTAACTTTTCCTTTTTTATTTTCTCCTTTTTCGATTTTCTTAATTTCAGCATTATTTTTCTTAACGTCTGAATCGTTATTTACAACTCTTACTTTCAAAGTCATTTTAAAATCACTAATATCGCTAATTTCAACAATTTGACATATTGTTGAGATTTCGTTACTTATTAACTCAATTAAATCACCTTTTTTCAAATAATAGATTAATAAACATTTAACTTCATAATCATATTTCAACTCTTCTTTTTTTTCTTTTTTATTAGACTTTTTTGATTGATTATTTTTTTTTGAGTCCTTAGTTACACTTTTATTATTTTTTTGATTTTTTGTTGTTTTTACTTGCTTTTTTTGTTGCTGTTTTGCCACTTTTTTTCCCACCTTTTGATGTTTTCTTACTTCCTTTTTTACCTTTGTTTTCTTTCGTTTTTTCCACTTTATAACTTATTTCTTCAATATTTTGTGGCTTAGGCTCTTCTAGAAGTCCACTTTGATAACTCAATTTAATAACTTTTTCGGTGCTAATTTCATTATGATAAATATAAATAAAGTCATTTTTTGTAGTCATCTGGCTATCACAATCTTTCACAATTTGCCCTATTTCATACAATCCGCTACCCAGTATACTTTCGCCAATGCTATATACCTTATCATTTTTTAATTCACATTGTTTAACAGTAAAACCACATTTACTCGCCAAATCATTAATTATTGTGCTTGCTGTTGTATTCGGAGCATATGCGGCACTTACTAACTTTTTAAAGTCTGCCGGAACTTCTCGGCATTTTAATTTCAAAGTTCTTTTCTCGACTTCTTTTCTAGTAATAATACCGCTAGCAACTTCTCCTATATCTGTGCCATATCCAGCAACGAGCATTACATCATCTTTTAATTTAATTTTTGCAATAGTGGTATTTGTCAACCCTTTTATTTCAATATTAAACTCATTAGGCTCTTCGTCTACTGATTTATAAGTCCATTTTATTTCTACTCCGTTTATTATCGTCGGATCTGTTAAATTATAATCTTTTGGAAAAACAAAATTTAAATCACCATCATCCGTTTCAATCTTAATTTCAGTTCTTTCTAAAAACAATTTATTCAACATCGTCCTCTTCCTCTTCTATATCAAAATATTCTAAAAACACAGTTTCACAAAAATTCTCGAAGGTAATTGGAACTTCTTTTTTATCAAAGCTAAGAGGCACAATGTGACAATTTAGAAAATCGCTGTTAATATTTCCGTTTTCATCTTTTGCCATAAACCATCCAACAGGTCTGCCGTAAACCAATTTTTCATTTTCAAGCAACATTTCCCCGTCTTCATCCATAATATCCAAATAAATGCGATTATTTGTCTTAAAATGCCTTATTCTAAGTAAAAAAATCTCGCTGCCACTTTTAAATGTAAATACATAAGGAATTTTATTTTTATCTATTTCTATTCTCATTTCAAAAACCCCTTGTACTCAATATTACTTGTCTTAGTTCCAGCCACTCCTGTCTTTTGCTCATCTTTTAATGTAGTTGATTCAGTATTTAGAATCTCACCTTTTCTCATCAGATAAGCAAACTCCAGAACTTCAAAATCAATTTCAAATTCTAATGTTGTCTGAGTTTTATAGCTTCTCGAAACTTTAGTTATAATCATGTCCTCTATTGTTTCGATTGTGGAAATTGTACAAAGTTTCTTTTTTTGCCATAATTCAACTATCTGTTCATAAATACTTTCAGCATTTTCAGTTCCCAAATTAGTCAATACGACAAAAATACTGTATTTTCTATTACTATGTGAAACATTGCTACTTATCAATGTACTGTCTCTATCTTCAAGGGAATGTGTTTTTACATCACTGCTTCTTTCATCGCTCTTAATTTGTACCCATTCAAGTGGAATATCATTAATTTTACATTTCTCTGTTTCTTCAAAAACAGTAAAGCCGTAATTTTCTTGAAAAAATTTATTAACTTCATCAGAGTGAGCGAGGGCAATGCCATGAATACGTGCACCCCAACTTCCTAATTCGCTTTTAAAAATCATTCTTTTTCCAAAATTTCTAGCACTTTTATAGGCAATGTTTCCGTATTCGTTTTTTCTTATATTTTGTAATGTTGTATTCAAATTACTGAAATCCATTTTAACCTCCCATTGCCAAATATTTTTCTTCAAAGAATCTTCTTAAAATTTCTTCGATTTTTCTTGTTAATTCTTTGTCATTTCCACCTGAATTTTCAACAACTATTGTGGGAGAAAAAATATTTTGTGAACTTCCACCGTTATTTGATTTGCTGCCAGAACTTGATTTTTTGCCGTCAATCGCTTTTTTAGATGACTTCCCAAATTGGTCTCTCATCATTTTTCTAGTTGCCTCAGCCGTCGAAATTCTAGTACCTTGCGGCAAGTTCATAGTCATCTCTTCATTAGCTAAAAACTGTTGTCCGCTAGGCAATCTAATCATTTCCGCACCTTTTTCAGCAACGGTAACAGGTCCACCTTCCCACGATTTGTCTCCAATATAACGTCCTTTTCCGCCGCCTAAAAATCCAAGCCAAGAAGGAGGTTTAACATTAAACATTCCCGCAATTTTACTAGCAATACTACTTACTGTACTTGCTAATCCATTGAAAAATCCTTTGATTGCGTTAATTGCTCCTTGTGCAACACTTTTTGCCTTATTGAACGCCTGAGTGAAAAATGTTGCAACTTTATTGACGGCTGCTCCAATTGAATTTATAATTCCTACGATAACTGCTAATACTGCCCCCATAATACTTGCAACTATTCCAATTATTGCTGAAAATACTCCAACTACAGCTCCAACAATCCCAGCAAATACTCCTATGACTATTTGAGCAACCGGAACTATTGCGGCTATCAAAGCAGCACCTATTTGCATGGCTATGCCAGCGATTGGTAATAATGCAGTTCCGATTTGAACTGCTAAATTAACAATGACTGCAAATATCTGCATTAAAGGCGCAAGTGCTGGCGTTAGCATTGATACAGCTTGCATAGTCTGCTGAAAAGCCATTGCAAGCATATTTCCTATGCTTCCAAAATCAATATTAGCAAATAATGTCATAACAGCATTACCAATATCGCTGAATATCTGTCTTATTTGTCCAAAATTAATACCACTAATCATTTGTCTGATTACTCCAGCAACTTGTCCAGCTAAACTTATAATCATATTCAGTCCATTAGCTATACCGTTTGTAAGTCCTTCTCCGCCAACTCCGCTAAATGCTTGCGACAATGCAGTTCCTATTTGTTGTATCGGTCCAATTAAAGGACCAAAGTCTAATTTTCCAAAAATATTTACTATACCATCTAATGCCCCATTAGCCATTCCAGCAAGTCCAGTAAATGCCCCTTGTAAATCCTGAGCCATTTTTTGACCAGCAGGAGTGTTTAATAATTGATTAACTTTGGTAAGTAATCCGTCCATAGCTTGTTGCCCTGCATTCTGTGCTTGTTGCCAAACTTTTCCGAAAGTCAATGGCATTTTAGAGTATTGGGCTTCTATTTCATCCGCGCTTCCCAATACAGCATTTTTGATTACATCAGACGTGATTTTACCTTCGGAACCAAGTTTTTTAAGTTCTCCCATAGACACTCCCATACTTTCAGCTATTTTTTGAGCCAAAATTGGAGCATTTTCCATTACTGACCTAAACTCATCACCTTGCAGCTTTCCAGAAGTCATTGCCTGATTTAATTGATACATGGCTGACTTTGCTTCTTCTGCTCCAGTTCCTGATACTTTAAACGCTTTATCTAACGTACTTGTAAATTTAACAGCTTCATCATCATTAAATAGTCCTTTAGTAAGCATTTTTAACTTAGCAATCGAATCTAATTGAGCTCCGTAATCCGCCCCACTACTTTGAGATGCTTTAAATGTTTTCTGTTTCAATCCAGCAACATCATTCGTTACCATTCCAAGTCTTGAATTTCTTAATGAATTTTCATCGGAAGCTTTAGCTATTCCAGCAAAACTTATTCCACCAATTAATCCACCAATAGCTCCAGTAATTGCACCAAATTTGGAAAATTTACTTATTAAACTACCCACTTTCTCTTTTATAGAGTTTAATTTATTTTTAAAATTTTCTAAACTTTTTCCACTGAAAGCCTGTTTTATTTTAGGACCTAATTTCTCAAACACTCCTTGCAGCAATCCACCTTTTCTTACACCAACATTTAATTTGTCAACCCACTTATATAGTTTGCCACTTATTGCATCTCCGATTTTAGGAATTTTGGAAAAACTATTAACAAAATTATATACTTTATCGCCAGCCAAAAAATTTGAAAAATGTATTTTCATTCTTGCGATTTTCATGTCCATTCCGTTCATTGCATTTTGCAATTTAGTTATTCCGTCTGTCTTTATTTTGCTTCCTAATTTCGACAGCTTTTCTTCTATTTTTGAAGCGGCTGGTAATAAAGATTGCATTTTTGATTTTAATTTGTTTATTGGGCTATCTTCAGCTTTTACACTCAATAATATTTCTAATTTATTTCCACCAGCCATTTTATTTCTCCTTTTCTTTAAAATCCATTATCGCCCTGCACCATTGGAAAAACCTAACATTATCCATATCTAAGACAATGTTAGGGTCTTTTATTTCCTTTTTAACAATAAATTCCCATTTCATTTTAATCATAGGGTCGTTGTATTGCTCTTCCGCTATTTCAAGGTCATGTTCAATTTTCTTTTCTTGTTCTCTTTGGGCTTACCCATATAATCAATAATAGCCGCAACCAATTCAAACAATGCTTCTTCATCATATTCAAAAAAGTTGAGTTTTCTAGCTTCGTTCGGTTTTTCTACCATTTTTGGTAACACCGTTGCTGCAAATGCAGATACATCTTTATCTGTTGAAAATTTTAATAAGGCATTTGTATAAACCTGATAATTTTGTGGCTTAGTTAGTCTGAAATCAAATTCTTTTAAAGTTCCTTCCGCATCCACATATATCTCTTGTTCCTTAATGTTCAGTCTTCCTAAATTATCAATAAAAACATTATTTTCTTGTTCCATTCTCTTTTCTTCTGTTCTTTCATTTTCTTTGTTTGCCATTTTCTAAATCCTCCTAAACTTTTTCTGTATATTTTGCACATTGAACAGTATATTCAATAGTGACGTCTTTAGTATTATTTTTTCTTTCTCCACCTTTTTGAATTGACACACCTTCTCCGATTCCTACAATTTTATTCATTCCTGAATTGTCTATATAAGTT